CCAACGTCTCAGATGGTAGCGGTGAGAGTGCTGTTAAGAAGGTTGACGTGTCTGCGTTGTCTGCGAACATAGACGGCAGCACATGTACAAGAGCCACGATCGAAAAGATTTGGTGGCAGTGTAACGGGATGAAAGTGAAGATTCTATTTGATGCCAGCACAGATGATTTCTGTATTGAACTTGGAGAGAATCAAAGTGGATTTCATGATTACACACCTTTTGGGGGGCTAACTAATCCTGCAAGCTCTGGTGTGACAGGAGACATTATGTTCACAACTGTGGGACATTCTTCTGCTGACACATACACCATTATCTTGCAAGTGCAGAAAAGCTACTAATAATGGCTCGTAAACGAGCAAAGATGCCCCCGCGCAACAAAAAGAATTTCCGCCCCACTAAAGCTGGGGCGGGGATGACTGAGGCTGGTGTAAAAGCTTATCGTAGAGCTAATCCTGGATCTAAATTAAAAACAGCAGTCACTGGTAAAGTAAAGAAGGGCAGCAAAGATGCTAAGAGGCGGAAGTCATTTTGTGCCAGATCAGCGGGACAAATGAAGAAGTTTCCAAAGGCAGCAAAGAATCCAAACTCACGTTTGCGTCAGGCAAGGAGAAGATGGAAATGCTAAGTACTAATTTTATAGCAGGAACAATCTTTGTTGCTTTTATAGGTGTATGTGTAACTGGCCTTACATGGATGTCTTCAACCCTTATAGCTGTTGACAAAAATGTTTCAGTCATGGCGTTAAAAATCGATGCTAATAGTGAGAAGATTGATCGTCTTCATGAAATGATTAGACCCATGTGGGAGGATTTTACAGGAAGGACATACGATGGCAATCTCGCGAGGCTCAATGAGCAAACAGATATCCAGTCCGCCACAAAAGAAAAAGTGGAGTTCAAAACGAAAGCGTTCAATAAACTGTAAGAAACCTAGAGGATTTAGTGAAAGAGCGCACTGCGCCGGGAGAAAAAAGCGTGGTAAAAAATAAAGACCCAAAAGTGGGCACGGGTAAAAAACCAAAGGGTAGTGGTAGAAGACTGTATACGGATGAAAACCCAAAGGACACAGTCAGAATAAAGTTTGCAACTCCGGCTGATGCTCGAGCCACTGTTGCAAAGGTCAAAAAGATAAAGAAACCTTTCGCTAGAAAGATTCAAATTTTGACCGTGGGAGAACAGAGAGCAAAGGTCATGGGTAAGACACAGGTAGTAAACATATTTAAAAAGGGTAAAGAGTCTCTTAGAAGGAGTAGACAGAATGCCTAAAGACGCTTGTTATCATAAGGTGAAAGCTCGTTACAGAGTTTTTCCAAGCGCCTATGCCTCGGGCGCAATTGCAAAATGTCGAAAGGTGGGTGCCGCTAACTATGGCACCGGGGGCAAAAAGAAGAAGAAAAAGGGGAAGGCTTCGGGTGGAGTCTTGAGCATGAAAAATGGAGGAGCTGCTGTTACTCAGGCAAAGCGGCCATCTAGTAATCCTAATATTGCTAGAGGGTGTGGTGCTGTGCTGAATAACAAAAGAAAAGTAACTAAGTACTCGTAGGAAAAAATGGAACCAATTTCGACTGCTCTGGCAGGATTCGCGTTATTTAAAAGTGCAGTCGATGGCATTAAGAGTGCTATTGGAACGGCTAATGACGTATCTGAAATTGCTGGATATATTGATAATTTATTTGAAGGTGAAAGGCAGGTACAACAAAAACGTAATAAAAAGTCTGGTGTAGGGGTAGGAGATCAGTTTGGAGTAGGCAATGTTGCCAGAGAGATCATAGATGCTAAACTAGCAGCGGAACAAATGCAGGAAATAGCTAGCATGGTGGACATGAGATTTGGTCCTGGAACTTGGAAGAGTATAGTAGATGAGAGGGCAAGACGTATACAGGAGGCCCGAGAACAGGCCGCTGCTGCTAGAAGAGAAAAATTAAAAAAAGCGCAAGAGATGGAAGAAAATATAAAGACCGCTCTTTTGATCATAGGAGTTGTCATAGTTTCAGTAGGTCTTTTTTTTATAATGATGATTTCGATTGCGAAAGGGGCGAGACAATAAATGGCAGTAAGGAAAACAAAAAGTGGGTTGGCGCTCAAGAGGTGGTTCAAAGAAAAATGGACGGATCAGCGTACGGGGAAGCCGTGTGGGCGTCGCAAAGGTGAAAAACGGGGTACTCCATATTGTCGCCCGTCCAAGAGGATTAGTTCTAAAACTCCCAAAACAGGGAGTGAAATGACAGCCGCTGAAAAACGTAGTAGAATAGCTCAGAAGAAAAGGTTAGGTCAGCCAGCAGGCAAGCCAAGGCGTGTAAAAGCAGTAAGAAGGAAGAGGAAAAAGTAATGGCTAAAAAGTTTCCAGATCTTAGCGGTGACGGTAAAGTCACACAAAAGGATATTCTTATGGGCAGAGGCGTAATAAAAGCAAACAAAGGAAAATTAGTGAATCTTGTTTGTCCACGCAAAGAAATGGCTGGTGCATTGAAAATGCCAAAAGCGAACACTAGACGAGCCTAACATGCGTGAACTCATAGAGGAGTGGGTTCATAGTGATTTAAGTGTGGTAGACCCGGATGTGGGGCATGCTCCTTGTCCTTTTGCAAAAAAGGCGCTGAAGGATGACAGGTTAAAGGTTGTCGAGTGTGAGGGCAGACAAGAGCTATGGAGCAAGGTAGCGGCAGAATGTAAGTCGTTTAGTCCTGATCACTCAGTTGTTATTTGTTTAGAAGAGGAACCAACACAGACATACGAAGAAGTTGAAAGTGCTTGTGTCGCTATGAACGAATGGTTTGCCTGTAATAAACTAGACTTATGGCTTTTATCCTTTCAAACTGACTTTACTATGGTTTTTATACAAAGATTGTCAGAACTAGATGATGCGAGTAAGATACTTGAGAAGACAGGGTATTATAAAACGTACACAAAAGAAGACTACCTTAACTTAATCTTAACCAGAAGAAGGAGAAGAGAAGATGCCAGGTGCTAAGAAACAAGCCATGAAGCGTATGCGTGGCGGCAAGGTTGTCGCTAAAAAGATGATGGGCGGCGGTGCTGCTAAGAAAGCTATGAGACGTATGCGCGGTGGCGGCATGAATAAAAAGATGATGCGCGGTGGTGGTGCTATGAAGAAAATGATGCGCGGCGGTAAAGTTAGGGCTAAGTAATGGCAACTTCAGGGTCCAGAGATTTTGACATTGATGTAGCGGAGATCATCGAGGAAGCATACGAGAGATGCGGCCTCGAGGTCCGCACTGGCTATGATACTACAACGGCTAGAAGATCGTTAAATCTTATGTTTGCGGATTGGGCAAATAGAGGATTAAATCTCTGGACCGTAACTCAAGCCACTCAGTCTTTAACCTCTGGCACAGCCACATATACATTTACCACAGCGTATACAGATATATTAGAAGTGGTGCTCCGCAGTGGTGGGACGGATAGAGATGTTTCTAGAATATCTAGAAGTCAATATCTAAGTATTCCTAATAAAGACACTACGGGTAAACCTAGTCAGTTTTATTATAGCAGACTCAATACCCCAACCATAACTTTGTGGCCTACTCCAGATAGTTCTAGCGACAGTCTTGTGTACTATTATGTGAATAGAATACAGGATGCTGACGCTTTAATTAACACAACTGATGCACCTTTTAGATTTTTACCATGTATGGTTGCTGGTTTGGCTTATTACATCGCCATGAAAAAAGCACCAGAAAGAGTTCAACTTCTTAAATCTGTGTATGAAGAAGAATTCCAACGTGCAGCAGATGAAGACGAAGATCGAGTGTCTTTAAAACTACAGCCAAGCATACAGTATTTGAGGGTTAATTAATGGCTCGATATGCCTCTGGTAAAAAAGCATGGGGATTTTCAGATAGATCCGGTTTTAGATATCGTCTGGCTGAGATGTTAACTGAATGGAATGGCATGAAGGTTGGTCCAGATGAGTATGAGGCTAAACATCCTCAATTAACACAGACACGAACCGGGGCAGATCCCGAGGCTTTATTTGAACCAAGACCTCGAAACGATAAAATACCGCAAACAGTAAAATTTCCTATTTTTAATTTAAATACTTTAGTTTTTGAAGACACACCTTTGGCGAGAGGCAGTGTTGGAACAGTAAGTTTTAGTGGTGATGTGATCACTCCTACCACCTCAACATTAACTGGGGTTAATGCCACAGGTTCTATAGGCACTGCGACAGCCACAGGAACAGGTGGGATTACCATAGCTGCAACATACACCGTTACAGTTGCTAATCCAGGGTATGGAAACAAATATTATCTTAATGGATCTCTACAGCTTACTGTTAACTTGTCGGAAGGAAGCACATATAAATTTGATCAGTCTGATAGCAGTAATTCTGGGCACCCATTAAGGTTTAGCACCACTTCTGACGGTACACATGGAGGTGGGTCGCAGTACACAACTGGTGTGACCACAAGTGGAACACCCGGTTCTTCTGGAGCATACACTCAAATAACAGTAGCCTCTGGCGCACCGACTCTGTATTACTACTGTACTAATCATAGCGGCATGGGCGGACAGGCGAACACACCATGAGTTATACATACACAGAGTTAAAAACTGCGATCAAAGATTATACAGAGAATCAAGAAACAACCTTTGTTTCTCATTTGGCTGACTTTATTAAATCAGCAGAAGAACGGCTTTTTAAAACAGTAGACCTAGAATATTTTCGTAAAAATGTCACAGGAACAACTACTTCAGGAAATGAATTTTTAGCTGTTCCAACAGATTATCTTGCATCTTTTAGTCTGTCCGTAGCAGTGTCCAGTGAAAAAAGATTTTTGTTATTTAAAGACGTTAATTATTTGCAAGAGTACAACCCTAATTCTTCTACAACTGGTGTGCCAAAATATTATGGCATCTATGACTATCAGAACTTTATGTTGTCCCCTACCCCGGATGCTGCTTACTCAGCAGAGCTTCACTATTATTATAGGCCAGAGAGTCTAGCTGATAGTAAGTTTATACTTACTCTTAGTAGTGTTAGTGGGACGTTTCAAGCAGGAGAGAAATTGACTGGTGGAACTAGTGGAGCTTCAACCACAATATCAACAGTTCCTAGTGGCACCACTCTTAATATTATAATACCAAGCACAGATTTATCAGTGGGTGAGACTGTAACTGGTGGAACTAGCGGAGCCACTGGGACTGTGGTGTCCACTTCAGCAGATACCACCACAACTTGGTTAAGTGTTAATGCTCCAAACGCTATGTTGTATGGTAGTCTTATCGAAGCATACACGTTCATGAAGGGTGAGCCTGACGTTCTCAAAACGTACAGTGAACGGTTCATAGAGTCATTAAGCAGACTCAAGGACTATGGAGAGGCAAGAGAGAACTCAGACGCGAACAGAAGGGGGTTACCAGATAGGGCTAGAACATGAAGATAGCAATAGTGGGTTTAGGGGGCAGCTATGCAGATTACATTTCAGCAAGGATCGCTTCAAATACATTCGATGAAGTATGGGGGATTAATTGTATAGGAGCCGTTATACACGTTAATAGAACGTTTATGATGGATCCAGTCACTAGATTTTTAGACACAGAAAACGCAGGGTCACAAACAGGTGTAGCGCGAGAGTTTCTTGAAAAGAATACAGCACCAATTTACTCCTGTATTCAACACAAAGACTATCCGACGATAGAGTTGTACCCGCTGGAAGAAGTCGTAAAAGATGTGGGCGTTTGTTACTTTAACAACACTGTTGCGTATGCGATGGCATACGCTCTTTGGAAGAAAGCGACTAAGATATGCTTATATGGAATAGACTTTACTTACAAAAATGTGAACATGGCTGAATCGGGTCGAGCTTGTGTTGAGTTTTGGTGTGCTACAGCAATATCAAAAGGGGTTAAAATAGAAGTTGCACATCGATCAGGACTCTTGGACACTAATGTTCCTGATAATGAGAAGCTTTATGGGTATCATCGATTAAATGATCCTTTGGTTCAAACAGTAGAAAACGGTAGTTTGTTAATAACTAAACAATCAAAAATTGATCCTCCTGAACCTATAGAGAGTGATCCAATTATATTCGGGAGACATGATCATGTTTGAAGTTAATGTAGGATCAGTGGGGTCAGTTAATGTTGTTTCGTCGGACAATGGTGGTTTGTCCAACGATCAAATAGCTGATATGGCGGCAAATAAGATAATGTATATATCAGATGAAGCTCCAGAGCCTATACGACTACAAGCAGAGGCTTTTAAGGATCGAGTCCGAAATTTAGTGCAATATTATGTAGAGTTGGCTAGAAAGGAAGAACGTGCTACAATTTGCGCGAAGGTCCGTGAGGCGGGTCAACATCAACTAGCTGACGCTATAGGGAGACTATAATGGCAATAGCACAAGCAATGTGTACCGCATTCAAGCAAGAATTGATGTTGGGTACGCACAATTTCGCAACAAACGGTAACGCTTTTAAACTTGCATTGTATGCAGAAAGTAGCGGCGGTAAGTCAAGCACCACAGCAACGTTGGGCGCTGCTACCACGGCTTTCACTACAACAGGTGAGGTGGCTTCTAGTGGCACATACGCAACAGGAGGTGGTACACTTACTAAAGTGGCTCCGACGACATCTGGAACCACAGCGTTTACTGATTTTGCGGATCTTAGTTTTACAACAGCCACCATCACAGCGATGGGTGCTTTGATTTATAATAGCACCAACAGTAATAAAGCTGTTGCAGTGTTGGACTTTTCGTCTAATAAAACGTCTACCTCTGGCACTTTTACTATTCAGTTTCCAACAGCCGATGCAAGTAACGCTATTATTCGCATAGCGTAACGGAGTGACACGGTGACCGTATCGGGATGGGGTAGAGGCACCTGGGGGCAAGGAGCTTGGAACCAAGCCGTACCTGTTACTGTCACGGGTGTTGCCGCAACAACTGCGATTGGTAATGTACTTGTCATACCCTCTGTTGATGGTGTGGCTACAGGTGTTGTTGCTTCAGGTCTTTTAAATTCTGTTACCGTCACAGGTACAGGTCTCATATCGCCTACAGGTGTTGTTGGCACAAGTGCCGTAGGTGATGAGACAACCAACTGTTCTGCGAATGTTGTAGGTGTTGGTGTTACAGCCACTGTCAGCTTTGGTGATGAATCGGTTGCGGCAGGTGCTAAGGCTACAGCCACGGGTAGTGCAGCCACTAGCGCATTAGGGACAACCACACAAGCAGGAAGCTCTACACTCTCTGTTACGGGTAGTGCAGCCACGAGTTCTCTTGGCACTGTGACTCAAAATACCAAGTATCCAGTTACAGGGGTTACAGCCACAGGAAATAGTGGTATAGTTCTTGTCTACACGGATGTAATACCGAGTCAGACACCTAACTGGGTTGCTGTAGCAGGGGTATCAACTATTTGGACGAATACAACACCGTCACAAACACCCTCTTGGATTAACAAAGCCGCATAGTAGGAGCTTTATATGGCGAGTTCGTTTAGTACAAATCTTGGTATAGAAAAGCCAGCCACCGGAGAACTATCTGGTAGTTGGGGTGATGTTACCAATTTTAACTTTGATATATTTGACAGGGTTTTGGGTGCCTCAGACTTAACTGCCTCAAACCTCACAACCACCCTTACAATAAGAGCCGCCTCTCCTACGTCTGGACAAAGCAACGTGCAGACTGGAATGTTCGCGGTTATCAATCTCAAAGATAGTGGATCTGATCTAGGCGGTGTAAATGTCGTGACTATTGCGCCAAATACCGCTACTAAGTTCTTTATTATTAAAAATTCTTTGACTGGTAGCAGGGCAGCTACCA